AATCTTTTAATAAATTTACTAAATTTTAATTCATCGCGAGTGATTTCTGATACTCGACCAAACGAATACATTGTTTCTGGCTCCAAACGAGATAAAGGCACTTTTAGTGATTTATATAGTTTGCGTTGGAAATATTGCATGTTTGTATCATCTGTTAAACCTGCAGCGTTTCCACCTGCCATTGTATCAACTTCAGTTGAGCGCTCACCGCCACGACGTGGGAACCAAAAGTCTTCGGTCATAGTCATCATTTTACGAGCGTCAGTAAGTTCACCGGTTGATGAATTGTATTGAAGTTTGTTTTTGTGACGAACCATCATATCTCTTAGATACTGCTCAGCTTTTGATTTAGGAAGGTTACCAACGTCAATGTAGAACACTCTTCGTTCAGGAGCTCGTGTAATAGTATAAATGACTGTCGCATCTTCCAACATCCTTAATTGGTTTAGCGGTTTGATTGACGGGTGAAGGTATGACAATACTAACGAGTTGTTTTCGTTCATTACGCCAGACGTAATCCTAGCAATAGAGTCTTTCGCAATTTTATATCCTTGCGTAGACGTTTGTGAACTGTTCTTGTCAGAACCAAAACCAGACTCAGAATACATATAATATTCTGATCTAACCTTTTTAATTGGAACTCCTGAGTGTGGATCTTTTTCTTTTTTATCAACTTCGCGAATAAGTTTAAGTTTACGCGCATCCACATAGCGCAACTCTTTAATACCATCAGCGAGGTTTTCATTATCAATAATAACATGATAGTTTAATCTGCCATCAACATAGAATTTTTGAAACGTTTCATATGCGGTAACAGAAAAATCGAGTAAAGACAATACAGTGTCAAACTCGTCTATAAGTATTTTCTTAATTTTATCTGGTAGATCACATTCGTCAAGTAGTAATTCAACAACTTTATCATCTGTATCTACACTAATTGCTTCGTTAATTACTTCATCAACAGCTTGTGCAATTTCTGGTTGGTGTGCTAAACCACGGTACTTTGTTACAAGTTCCGACTCTGTTTTAGCGTTTCCTTCCATATCCAATAGTGTACTATAGAAGCCGCCCATTGCATTACCAACAGTGACAGCTCCATCGTCATTTTGCGGTTCAGCAAAAGAGGATGGTACGAAACCATCCTCCTCTGTATCACGCTTTATGTCAAAACCAAAAATTTTCATTTATTCACTTTCTCATCAATTAAGTAGTAGGAATGCCGGTATTACCCTCAACACGCCATAAGTCATATTGGAATGTAACACCAAATTCTTCGATTGTGTCAGCTTGCGCCCAATCCATTTGGATACCGTCAATTTGTATCGGATACATACCTTCAAAGATATATGTTCTAAGAACTGATCCATCTTTGCTGAACTGAGTAATTTGCCCAGTTGACTTGTAAGTTTGTGGCAAGGCTCTAGTATTAGAGTCATGCGAGTTTATTGCATTTGACCAAGCTTCCATCGCGTTGCGAACAGCGAAGTCTTCATCGTTGATTACCTGCACGGTCCAATCTGCGAATGTTCTATCACCGGCATACTTGATCTGACGACCAAAGTAAGGTACCGTAAATTGCCCCAGAATGGATTCTGGAATTCCTGCTGAGCGTATCATAAATGGTACTTTAATATCAGCTTCTGGAGCAATTGGATTTGTGATTTGACATTGGAACAGGGTAGGACGTGCACCGCCACCGACGAGCTCTGATTTGAACTGGTTGATATTGAATGCCATTTTATCTATTCTCCTATTTTATATGCTTATTTATTTAAGTTAACTGACCAACAATTTCGTCAAACTCGATGCCTGTTCTAGTTGCTACGAATGTTAATTCGATAACGTTAATAGAGCGAGCTGGTTTGATGAATATGCTTGCGCGGAATTTGTTTTGGTCAATTACCTCAGGAGTGTTGACAGTTGAGTCACTAATTACTCTATAATCAATGATACCACGTCTTCCTTGGATATCGCGTAAAAACGGATCAACGATATTCTTAAACTGTGTTTGAGTAAATTCGTCGTTAAGTTCAAACAAAAAGCTTTGAGCTGCTGTTGCGATTGATTTCTCAACTGCAATAAACAACCTACGAACATTAAGACGATCAAACGCAGATGTTAAACCTAAACCGGTTTTATCGCCAAATAGTACAATACCTTGACCTACTTGTGACATTACTGGGTTAATATCTGAACCATACAACAAATCTCTCATTGTTTTGTTAGGGTTGAACGCTAATTTAACAACATTTTTAATTACGCCTTTTCTGAAACCAGCTGGTGATTCCCAAGGCTCAACTCTAGCTGCTAGTCCAGCCATGTCGCCGTTTAGTGGTGTCCAACGATATGTGTCGTTGTATTTATCGTAGCGATACTTATATCCACTATCCATAAACATGTAAGATGAGTTTTGAACTTTGTTACGATATGCAATTGCGTTAGTCAATTTAGCATTCATTTTAAGTTCGTCAACAACAGCTTCTTTAGATGGTGATAGGAATGCAACGCAATCTTTTCTTGTTTCGCAGATGTTAGAAACAATGTAGTTTGCGCGAGTTGCCATATCATCGCCTTTACCTTGAAGTACAAAAGCAATGTCGATTTCATTGGCGCTTCTAAGTGTATCTAATGCGAAGCCTAATTGAGCCAACGTAGCAGTTGTTTCAGTAACAGTTGCTGATGCGCCTGACATTGTTTCGTATGCAGTTACCGCAGTATCAGCCGTGCCAACAACAGTTGTATTAGCAACACCAACCCAAGATGAGAAGTTTTCAATCACTGTACCGTAGTAATTAGTCGTACCTTGTGGAGATACCGCACCCACGGTTGTTGAAATATTTTCAAACTTTTCTAACATAAACCCTTTAGTACCAGAAATTACGCCGTCTTGGTCAATAACCGCAACGTGAATATTACCTGCATCAGGTTTTCTAGAGAAAGTAGCACCATGCTGCCATTTTTTAGTCAGTGACAATTTAGCTAGGTCAGTTTCTGCTAATGTGTACTTATTTGAGAACTCAATATCATACTGGTAAGCAACCGTGTATGTAAGCTCGTTGTTAGCGCCTGGGTTTTCAGTAACTGTCAGTGGTGTTTCTGTAAACGTAGAAACGTATACATCTTGGTAGCCGATTGACTCGTTACCAATTGAAAGTACATCACCTGTAGCCAAGTCAGCTAAGTTGTTTGTGTTTGCAGTTTCAAAAGATACGTTTGCTGCATTGAACGAGATAACTTGATCTATGCTGCTATTTGAAACTTTATTTGTTGGAATGTCAGCAACCGCTGCGTACGCATTCTCAAAGCCGGTGGATGATACCCAAGCAACTTGTAATGAGTTACCAAGTACTCCCTTGTACTTAGCTTTAAATGCACCATAAACGCTAGCGTCTGTTGGTAGTTCATTCTCGTCTAGGACGATGTTTGTGCTATCAGCTTCAGTTGAACCATCATCTGCACGAACAACGTATAGCGCATTGGAATACGATAAGTAATCCGATGCAGTAAAGAATGTTTCGTAATTGTTATCATCAGGTGCACCAAAACGATCTACGAGTTGGTTTTCTGACGAAATTAGCAATGGTTCGTTAGTCGGACCCCATCTAAACACCCCTACCATAGCAGCTGGTGGCGTTGTGATGGCTGGTACTGCCTGGGAAGCATCGACTTCTCGAACGATAACAGAAGGACTTACGGAAAAAGCCATATTTTTCTCCTTTATGTATTGAAAACGCGTTAATCTTGTTTTTTATATTTTCTTACTGTTTCTATTTATAAAAATAGCAATTCTATAATCTAAGGCCGTCGTCTTCATAATCAAAATCTCCGCCACTATTGACAAAGCCAAACGGTAAAAGCTCCTCCTCAATTTGCTCTTCGGTTTTTTCCCTGAGCTTAATAAGTGTATTTATGTCTGTCATATCTTTAAAATATGCCTGTTCAGTCATCCAAGCAAATAAAACTAAGTTCATAACCAGATCGTCGTGAAACCCAGACTCTGCTTCATATGAGTTTGCCTTTTTAGAAAACCGGCTAAGTTCCTGAATTGTATCATAATCTTGTATAATAAGTTGGTTTTGTTCAACTAGCATTTTTAACATAGAGCAGCCAGTTGCTTTAACATTTTTAGTTGTTCTTATTCCATTATCTACCTTTTTACCAAACCCACCAGTAAGCATTTTACCAGAACGGCCGTTGTTTGCAGTGTATAATATGTTATCGTAACCATAGTCCATCAATAAGACGTCAGCAACTTGCTCGCCAATATCGTTAACCTCTATTAACACTCCAGCTGTATTATATATTGTTCCAATGCGGTACACAACTGAAGCGAAGTCAATTGGTCCAACCATGTTATCTCTAAAGACTGCTACCTGTTTATAAGGCATCTCTGTTATGTCTATTACTGAAAAACATGAATAGTCTAATCCTTTACCACGGGCAACATCAACAATACATGCATATTGCCGGTCTTGAATTGGTTTTTCATACTGCATGAAACCGTCGTGTTGTGCTATTGGTGTTGCGTGTAATAATTCTTTTAGTTTCCAACCAGAAATAAGAGTACCAGAACTGCCTAGAAACTGGCAACAATATTCTTGGTTAAACTTTTCTTCGTCGTGGTCTAATGCTTCGATTGTTTCCTTGCGCCATTTTTCATCGCGGCCCGGAACATCATCCCACATAACTTCTTCGTATTCGTAACCATTCGTACCTTCTTTTGCGCCAGTACATGTTTTCCAAAAATGGTTTAATCCGTTTGGTGTAGAAGTCATTAGAAGTTTTGTTGAGTCACCAGATGAAATCGTAGGATAAACTGACGCGAAGAAATCGTCATAACCTTCAATAAATGCAACCTCATCGAGGTACAAAAAGTTAACTGATTTACCACGAATAGCACTAGATGATGTGGTACCAGCCAAAACCTGACATCCATTTTCTAACGCAATATTCCCTTTGTTCCATTCTTCAACACCCTGTTGTAGCCACTTAGGTAATGATTCAAAAGCAAGTTTGACGCGAGCCATAACCTCCCGAGCAGCATCACCTTTGTTAGCAAGAATAGCAACTGTTTTAAATTCATTAAATAAAACGTAATGAAGGATAATAGCCATTGCAGTTGTTGTTTTACCAGACTGACGTGCCGTAAGAACAGCTAAACGTCTATTGTCGGATATTTTGCGTACGATACTTTCCTGATAGTCATACATTTTAAAAGGTACTAAACCTTTATCAACATGCACAATTTTAATATATTCTTTAGCAAAGTAAACAGGATCTTTTGCGCATTTCATATATTCTTTTAAGAGCTCGGGAGACCATTCGATTTCCTCACTAACTCTTTTAAGATTTGAGTTACCTAAATATCCATCAGCCATTCTCTGTATCTTTCAGCATTTTAAGTAAATCAGCCGTAGAAACAATTAAGTTATTATTAGTAACATTTGTTTGTGCAGCTTCTTTAGGTGCGTTAATTTCTTCTATTGCGAATTTCTTTTTAGTAGAAACATCAGCAAAGTCTTTGTTTGCATCAAGCAAGGTTTTCATAAGTGTTGAAACAACTTCAAACCCTCGTGCCGACTCTGATTGTTTAGCAATCTCAAGCATTTCTCGTACAGCTTCGTTACCTAGCTCAATAACACCCTCAATATTTTCGCGTACTTTTGTGAGGTCTTTAAGGTTTTCATCGTCCTCAACATTCACCGTAACCGCGGGTAGTACTTCCTCAGCTTCAACTACAACTGGCGCTGCCGCCAATTCTTCTTCCCTAATTTCAGAAAGAGGTCTCATCCCAAGGTTTTCAGCTATCTTATCATTCATATTATTCACTCACTATAGTTTTAATAATACCCCAGTTATCGTCAAACTCAATATCACCGTAAGGGATTGATCCAAAGTCTGGAGTTGATATAGTCACGTTTGGTGCTGTTCTATAACCAAGCCCAGCGTTTGTAATAGTAATTGATTGAACATCCCCGTTATTACCAACATTAGCAATAGCGGTTGCTTGAGTTGATGTTGGCGCAGAAACGTTAATCGCAGGAGAATTCGCGTAGAACCTTCCAGCGTTATTTATTGTTATTGCGCTTATGATACCATTTGTAAGTACCGGAGAGATAGATGCTGCAAACGCAGACGGCGTACTATCTGGTTCAGCAATAGTAATAATAGGAGCAGTGTTGCCATAACCTGAACCTGTAGCCGTTACCGTAATGCCAGTTACTTCGCCATTAGTTACTTCAAGTGTAGCTGCGGGAAGATCCTTGTCAAAGTTCTTAGTAATAATATCGCCAGTTCTTGCTGTTGT